TATAATGGCGGGGATATCCCGTGTGGCAAATGCGCTTCTTGTATAGAGAGGGAAGAAGCGTTAATAGAAATGAGAAACTACGAAATTCACCCGGAGTAACATTATGACAAAAAAGAAGGACGCCGATAAACTCAAAAAACGAGGTCGAAAATCTCTATTTAACCCGAATTTTCACCCACAATTAGTAAAAGAATTGGCAGAAGCCGGTAAGACAAATGAACAGATCGCCGAGAAACTTAATATCGGCATCACCACACTTTTACGCTGGATGAACGAGAACCCTGAATTTAAGAGTACTATAAAAACAGGGAAGAAATATGCTGATGATGAGGTCGTTCAATCCCTATTTAACCGGGCAAAAGGGTATAAATTCACAGAAAAGAAGGCCGTACAATTAGGAGATGAGCGTATTGAGAAGGACGGTGACGGCAAAGAGTGGATAGTCAAAGCAGTTCGGAAAGAGATAACAGAGAAAGAGATTGCCCCGGACCCTGCGTCAATGATCTTTTGGTTAAAGAACCGGCAGCCTCGGGACTGGAGAGACAAACAAGTACAGGAGATCACACGGGGTCCAAATCAAATCGTTTCACTGTCAGATGAAGACCTTGAAAAGATCATCTTAAAAATGAAGAGACTATGAACGAAAACATCTCACTGGAAGCGGCTCAAGAGTTAAAGAAACGGCGGGACGCACGCAAAACCCTATTGGCGTTCACCCAATACACAAAAGAAGATTATCAAGTCAACTGGCACCACAGAACAATCTGCGAACATTTAGACCAGTTCATAAACGGAAAAATAAAGAGACTTTTATTATCCGTCCCTCCGAGACACGGGAAATCTGAATTAGTCAGTCGTCGCCTGCCAGCATATATCCTCGGCAGAAACCCGGACATAAATATTATCTCTTGTTCGTATAGTGCGGATCTATCCTCTCGTATGAACAGAGACGTTCAACGGATCATCGACTCAGATTCATATAAACGGTTATTCCCTGATACAACATTATTCGGATCGAATATCAGAACACTTGCCAACGATACATATCTAAGGAACTCAGATATTTTCGAGATTGTAGGGCACAAGGGAGTCTATCGTTCGGCAGGGGTTGGGGGGGGCATAACTGGCATGGGCGCTCATATCGGAATCATTGACGACCCGATTAAGAACCGGGAAGAAGCGATGAGCGAGGTGTATAGAGAACGAGTCTGGGATTGGTATACCTCAACCTTCTACACAAGACTTGAAAAAGACGGGAAAATATTAGTGACGGCAACCCGCTGGCATGAGGACGATTTAGAGGGGAGGATCATCGAACAGTCAAAGGACGATTTAGGTGATACGTGGACGATAATTAATTTTCCTGCCATTTCAGACGATATCAAAAACCCGTTAGACCCTCGCGATTCGGGAGTGCCGTTATGGATAGACAAGTATTCATTGGAGCGATTAGAATCCATTAAACGAGTGCTCGGGGGTTATGCATGGTCCGCACTGTATCAGGGCCGCCCGACCCCTCAAAGCGGTGAAGTGATTAAACGCGGGTGGTGGAAGTTCTATCGGCAGAAACCGGAGATGTTTGAAGAGTTAATCCAGTCATGGGATTTCGCATTTAAGGATTTAGACACCTCGTCAAGAGTCTGCGGGCAGGTGTGGGGTAGAATCGGTGCGAACTGTTATTTAGTTGATGAAGTCTGCGACCATATGGACTTTCCGGCATCTGTCAAGGCGGTGGTGACCCTGAGTGCCAAACACCCAAGATCACTGAAGAAATTAGTAGAGGGAAAAGCCAACGGCACGGCAGTAATAGCGGTCTTGAAAAACAAAGTATCAGGACTGATCGAAGTTGAACCACAAGGAGGTAAAATCGCCCGTGCACAAGCAGTATCCCCAATGATTGAAGCGGGTAATGTATACCTGCCAGATCCTAATAACGCACCGTGGATACATGACTTTATTGAAGAATGTTCGGCATTCCCCCGGGGTAAATTCAATGACCGCGTTGATTCAATGAGTCAGGCGTTAGTTCGTTGGGCTATGAGTCCATTCAGGAATCCAGCAAACGAACCCGCTGCCGAAGAAGCCATAGGATCCGGGCAGTCAGACGATTTCGGGATGGGGGATGGCAATTTCTTTGGAGAAAGCGATATGGAGTTTTTCTGATGGATATTGACAACCGGGTATCAACCCGCATTAAGGAGAAAGTACTTGCACAATGGGGGCAAAAAAACGGGCAGTATAGAATCGTATTGAATCTTGCAGGATGTTGGACTGAAGCCGTTGATATTATCAATAGAGGGGGAGAAAACCACCCATTTGACGGTGATGCGGGATCTCCGTGGAACGTTGACGATTACTTCGATGCATACTGCGACGTGCTCTCCTGCTCGTATCTCGTCGAACGGATCTGTATTGAGCGCAGTAGGCAGCGGATTCGGCTGAAACGGAATCATTGTAAACCGTGCTGTCTCAACCGGATCTTGATCGCCATGCACAACCATGTGCATAATTGCTTTACTTACACGGAGATACCAGAAGAGGAAAGAGGGATTCCGGGCAATATATCCCGGTGATTTTGATTATTAGAGCACAGCACGAGGTTTAAATTATGGTAAAACAGAAAAAAGATTTGAAAGAAGAAGGCGTGGATTATTACTTCTCCCCTGGTGGCGGAAGTTTTAAGGCCCCTAAGATCACGGCGAAAACATTATCCGAGATCCTCGAGAACGCTGCCATTGAACAAGGCCTGACAAAACAACAGCGTATTTTATTCCAGAACGACATTAAAATCAGCGTTCAGAATATCAAGACCAAAGAAGAAGATCCGGACCTGACGGCATCAATAACCGATATGGTGACAGCAGACGACGTTGCGATTAACTTCGCACTCCAGCGGGCGTGGAGAGATACGGCAGAGTGGGGCCCGTCATTAATGAATCCCGTATGGGACTATGAAGGCGCAGAGTTCCGACTGAAGAAACTAAAGAGATTGCCTCCGGAATCGTTCCTGAACATGGGCACAAGCATCACATATGTTTACAATAAGATTTTGCCCGGCATCCTACTCAGCGACAAAACCCAACAGATCGAATACTGGCAGACCAGTACACAAGGAAGGATCACGCAATTACAGAACATCGAAATGCTTATTGATCCAATTAAGTCGGGGATTGGCGGAACGCCTGCCATAGTGCCTATATTTCCATATGTGAAGATGCTCACCTATTCGTATATGCGGCAAATGGCCAAAGTCAATCAGTATGGGTCTGGGGGCATCTGGTTCCTGAAGGTCACTGATCCAACGGGAGACGATAAAAAATATGCACAAAATGTCATAAACAATGTTTCAAGCACAAATCGTTATCAGTTGCGCCCGAACATGGCAATCGAAAACCTCGGCATCTCGGAAAGCGGATCTGCGTTGGAAACAATCACGCAATTAGGTATGGAGATCCGGCAGTTCTTCACACCAGCGGGCTTAATCCAGAAAGACGGCGCGACTATGATAGGCGGGTCCTCTGGCCCCGAATACGACCTTTACATGGCGTTTATCTCGGGAACGCACAGATGGCTTGAAGCATATGTAAGGAGACTCCTGCACCCTTGGCTTGTCTATAACGGGTATTATGACAAGGGATACAGAATCATCGCAGACATACCGGCCCCGACTATCGATAAATCCGAGTTATATCTAAAGATCCACGATAGCGGAAGTAAGGAAGGGTCGCTATTACCGAACGAGAAACGGGCACTATTAAGGGCCTCACTCCCGCAGGCCGCAGGAGTAGATATCTCTGATCTCAATCCCGCGGAATTACTTGAATTGGAAGCGTATTCAGCCAAGGCAAAACCAGCGGCACAATTCCAGAAAGCTGAGACTATAGCAAAGGTCATGGCCGCCACTCCGGACAATCCCCTAATCAATCGCAATAAAGCCAAGAAGATAATACAGGCACAGCTCGGGATTGAGGAGGGGGATGAGGACGATACACCTCTACAGAGCGACGCCGTGGGGGCAATAAACCGCTTGACAACCGCTGCTGCAGAATTGGTAAAAGTGGCGAAACAATGAAGTATAAACGCTCACGGACGGGTTTTTGAATGACAAACGCGGCAAAGAAATTCAGTCAGGCAGCAATCGGATTGAAGAAGGTATTAGAAAAGAACCGTATCTCCCGCAAGCACGAAAAGAAAATATCCGGGTTCTTCCAGAAACAGAAAGCCCTCGTCCTAAAGAAACTTCCAAAATTTGAACATTACTTCACGGAAGAAGTAAAACTCCAGCAAGTCAAAAACCCGAAACGGATAATTGATGAATTCCAGCGAACGTTCATGGATATTGCTGATGATACCGAAGCCGAATTACAAAAGGTTATTCTTGAAGCTGAACGGGACGGTCTGGCGGCTGGCGCAGCGCAGATTAAGAATACAATCTCCATTAGTGGTGTTGAATTAGGCTCATTCGATCTCGCCAATCCCCGGGCCGTCGCATGGTTCAAACAAAACGGCGGGTCGCTCAAATACATTAAAGACATTCAGTCCACAACAAGGGACCAACTTAAAACCCTCATCACCAACGCACTTGACACGGGCCAATCATATACAAAGACGGCAAAACAGGTCACCGATAAATTCGATGAGTTTTCCCGGTCACGGGCACAAATGATCGCAACAAACGAGACGGGCAACGCTTACGAGACAGGCAACCGCATAATCGTTGACACCATCGCCCAAGAGATTAAGATGCAAAAACACTGGATGGACAGTGGCGACGAGCTTGTCACTCCCGAATGTCTGGCGAACTCAGCGGACGGATGGATTCCACTCAATGAAGAATATTCATCTGGACACCAGCAACCGTTAAGATTCCCCCGCTGCCGCTGTTATGAGGCTTATCGCGAGGCCAAAAGGTGATCCTCTGTTCTCAAAACCATTGAGTGAGAATGAAAAACGAGTCATACGGATCTTAACTCACCCAAAGTCAGGATCATATCGGGATATCGCAGATTGCCTGAATCGATTATTAAAGAATTATAACGGAGGAACCCGCACGAAATGGGCAATATACAAATTTATCAAACGTGAATGAGAAGATTATTATAACGAATATATCTAATATATCCATATGCCAACGGTAAAATATACGACGGTTAGAGTATCAGAAACAACTCGGGACGAATACAATTCAGAGGGGATTAAGGGCGAGACATCGGATATCTTACTGATGCGATTACTCCGGGAGCTCAGAGAATACCGGCGGAGATGCGGATAAGCCCCATTCTATAAACAAATAGTAACTTATATATACTTATAAGTCTAAGTAGTATTATCCAAAGGATGTGAAGAAAAATGACCAACCAAAAATCTTACAAGGTATCAAAGTTTCAGGGCGGACGCAAAGGCGCAGTATACAAATGTGCAGTCTGTGGAAAAATGACCCGAGAAACCGGAGACGGTGAGTCTGGTTGCAGCCTGTGTGCAAAATGCTATTATGAAGGCGGATTAGAGAACGAGCACTCCGACGAGGGGCACGACGTATATAATCCAGACTGCCCCACCTGCCAAGCAACAAAGAGAACATAATTTTTGGAGGTAAAAAGATGGTTTGGGGAAAAGTAAAACCGGGATCACTAACTGACAGAATCCGGAAACAACTGGAAAATGATAAAGCGAGAGCAGAATCAGAAGGTCGTGTATATAACGGGCCGAAAAATTATAAAAACGGTAGGTTTGTGTGGTGAACCATGACTGAAACATTTTTGAACACAGAACAAGTCGCGAAGCGACTATCGTTAGACGTCCGCAGTGTTAGAAAATTGATTCGTTCCGATAACCTCCCGGGGATCTGGATGGGAAAATCGTATCGAATACCGGAAAG